GGGTTCTGCTGGAGAGCAATTCTTAGTTCAGGATCTAATTAATGAGCATTTAAAGATTTATGGAATAGATGTTTATTACCTTCCTAGAAAATATCTAGAAATAGATGATGTTTTAAGAGAAGTTGAGACATCCAAGTTTGATGATAACTTTATTATTGAGGCATATTTGGACAATTATGAAGGATATGCTCCAGGAAGTGATTTGATGACAAAGTTTGGATTAAGATTGAAAAACGAAATTAAATTAATTATATCATCCGAAAGATTTGAAGAATTTATTTCTCCATTTTTATCAGGAACTAATTTTGGAATTGGTGCAGGATATATTACCAACCAAGAAGAACAACTCGTTACAAGACCAAAAGAGGGGGATTTAATATATTTCCCTCTTGGAGAAAGATTATTTGAAATTAAACATGTAGAATTAGAAAAACCATTTTACCAATTGGGAAAAACATATGTTTATGAACTATTATGCGAACTCTACGAATATGAAAATGAAGATATTGATACATCCATAGAAGAGATTGATAATACTGTTAAAGATGAGGGATATATTACTACTTTAAATCTTGAAGGCATTGGTCAGACTGCTACAGCAACGGCAACTCTTGGTGGCATTGGAATGGTTGGTCAAATTATTTTAAATGAAGATGGATATAATTATACATCAACACCAAATGTTACTATTGCACCTCCAACAAGTGGAACTACAGCAACTGCTGTTGCCATAACAACTTCTATCGGAAGTGTTCGTTCTGTAAAATCCATAAGAATAACAAATGCAGGTTCTGGTTATACCTCATCTAATCCACCAACAGTAACAATAACTGGCGGAAATGGGATTGGGGCAGCTGCAACAGCAGTGATTGTTGATAATGGAATACAATATCTCTCCATATCTACTGCTGGTAGTGGTTATTATATTTCACCAACTGTAACAATCGGTCCATCTGTTGGACAAACTGCAACGGCATATGCAGTTCTCAACAATGATGGAGGCGTATCTTCTTTACAACTTATAAATGCTGGTTATGGATACACAGAAGCACCAACGGTGTCAATAAGTGGAGTATCTACAACTGGTATAGGAACCTTTGTATACAATGAAACCGTAACTGGTTCACTTTCTGGAACTACTGCTGTTGTTAGAGAATTCAAGAGAAGAACAGATCTCAATTCGGTTGATCCACCAATTGAACTTCGTGTTGCAATCAATAATGGACAGTTTTCTGCTGGAGAAACAATTACAGGTTCTGAATCTTCAGCGACCTATATACTTAAATCATACGATAATGATAGTTATGAGGATTCGTATGATATTAACGAAGAAATAGAACTTGAGGCAGATAATATATTAGATTTTACTGAGAGCAATCCATTCGGAGAATATTAATGTTAGGAACTTATTTTTATCACGAAATTATTAGAAAAACTATTGTTGGTTTTGGTACATTATTTAATAATATCTATATTAGACATGAAGACAAAAACAACAATGTAGTTGACGAAACTAAGGTTGGTCTTTCTTATGGACCAATGCAGAAGTTCCTGGCAAAAATACAACAGCAGGCAGATTTACAAAAACCAATTGCTATTACATTGCCAAGAATGTCTTTTGAAATGATTTCTTTGCAATATGATCCATCAAGAAAATCCAGTGTAACACAAACATTTAAAGCATCTGATAGTGGGGGAAATATAAAAAAAGTTTACATGCCAATTCCATATAACATTGGATTTGAACTTAGCATTTATTCCAAATTAAGTGATGATGCTTTACAAATAGTGGAGCAAATATTACCATTTTTTCAACCATCCTTTAATTTAACCATAGATTTGGTTGACTCTATTGGTGAAAAGAAAGATATTCCAATTATACTTGATAGTATTGATATGCAAGATGACTATGAGGGGGACTTTACGGTCAGAAGAGCACTGATATATACTTTAAGATTTACTGCAAAGACTTATCTCTTTGGACCCATTGCAGAATCTACTGATGGACTTATTCGTAAGGTTCAGGCAGATGTTTATGCAGGTACAAATGTTTCTACTGCAAAACGTGAAATGAGATATACTGTAACTCCCGATCCAATCAATGCTGGTCCAGACGATGATTTTGGATTCAATGAGAGTTGGGAATTTTTCTCAGATTCTAAATCTTACAGTCCTACTCAACAAGAGGATATTTGATAAATTATGAGCGATAATTATGATTCTATCGACAAAGCTCTCAATACAGAGAGTCACATTGTAGAAGCTAAAAAAGTTTCTGCTGAAATAGATGCTGTAAAACCAAAAGGTCCAGATATTGAAAAGGACTATGAGTATACTCGTGCAAATTTATATTCATTGATTGAAAAGGGTCAGGAAGCAATCAATGGAATTATGGAACTTGCTGGCGAAGGTGGAAGTCCAAGAGCATATGAAGTTGCCGGACAGTTGATAAAGAGTGTTGCAGATACAACCGATAAACTAATAGATTTGCAGAAAAAACTTAAGGATGTTCAGGATGAAACTGTGAAAACAACGAACAATGTTACTAATAATGCCGTGTTTGTTGGATCTACTTCAGAGTTGCAAAAAATGCTAAAACAAGGGTTCCTAAATAATAAAGAGTAAAATATTTCCCAATGGGTTGGTCAGAAAAATATAAAAAATCTATTGATTGTGACAACCCAAAAGGTTTTAGTCAGCGTGCCCATTGCCAAGGTCGAAAGAAAAAAATGACTGAAGAAAAAAAAGATCATGAATACTCAATGGCAAGATCCGAATTGAAAACCGTTACTAATGCTGCCAAACGTCTTCAGAAGAAGATGGGTAAAAAAGGTGAGGGTAATCTGCAAGCATGGGTCCAATCAAAAATTACCAAAGCAGCAGATTATATTGATACTGCAGCAGATTATGTAACTAATGAGGAAACTGTCAAAGAAGATAATCTTCATAGGTGGTATCAAGATTCTGAATCAAAAGATGGTAAAAGTGGTTGGGTTAATGTTGTTACAGGTGGGACTTGTGCAAGTGATGAACCTGGTGAAGGAACACCAAAATGCGTTTCTTCGGCAAAAAGAGCAAGTATGACTAAAGCAGAAAGACTTTCTGCACAAAGAAGAAAAAAGGCAGCAGATCCAGGACAACAAGAAAAAACTGGTGCCGCAAAACCGACTTATGTTTCTACAGATCCAAAGAAGAAAATGAAGAAAGAAGAAGTAGAAGTAACTGAAGCAAAAGACAAACCAGGTAAGGGTAGTGGTAAGAAAGATGCTTGTTATAATAAAGTAAAGTCACGTTATAGTGTTTGGCCAAGTGCTTATGCTTCTGGTGCTTTAGTTAAGTGTCGTAAAGTTGGTGCCGATAACTGGGGGAATAAATCTGAGAGTTACGATTTCTCAAACTGGAGAGAAGACTTTAAGGCACTTGAAATTGAAACAGTAAATCTTATTGAACCAGAACCAATCAAAGGTGGTCAACCTATCGATGAAAAATGTTGGGTTGGTTACAAACAAGTTGGTATGAAGAAAAAGGGAGACAAAGTAGTTCCCAATTGTGTAAAAGAGGGTGAAGAAATAAACGAAATTCATTCATCGGCACATACTCCTCATGAAGTTCCATCTGGTGACATCAAGAAATTAGTGAAAAAAGCATCAAAAAGAATTGACACTGATGCTGATGGTGATGTGGATAACAACGATAAGGCAAAGGGAGAACTTGGTGAATTTATTCCTGGTGTGGGAAACAAAAGACTTTATAGTATGACTAGACCTAAAACCGCGAAAGAAAATTTCTCAAATTGGAGAGAAGAACTTGATGAGGATTGGCAGACAGTCAATAAGAAAGATAAGACTGATGGTATGAGTCCCGCAGCAGTTAAGGCATATCGCCGTGAGAATCCAGGTTCCAAACTCAAGACTGCTGTAACTGGTGATCCAAAACCAGGTAGTAAGGATGCCAAGCGCAGAAAGTCCTTCTGCTCGCGCTCTAAGGGGCAGCAAGATATGCATAACATTGATTGCTCAAAAACCCCCGATAAAGCAATTTGTAAAGCACGTCGCCGCTGGAAATGCTAATGAAAAGTTTTCAACAATTTCTATCAGAAAGTATCACTATTAATGGTGACTTTAATGGAACTCTAAATGTGGGTTCTTCCCAACCAGAACAAGCGCAAGAGTCCTTCTTTGCCGATATTGTATGGGAAGGTAAACTCTACCGTCTAGAAGTAGAAGGTGCAATGCTTTCCAAGAATGAACTCGCAGAACAAATTCAAGGAGAGTATCCTGGAGCGATTGTTCATCAGATCTATCCTGGTCAGGCAA